GGTGTAAAAGTTCAGGAAAGGGAGGGGGGTATATCTCATATACATCCAAATATCCACTCCACCCTATATGACAAAGGGCTTTAGTTCCACCCTATATGACAAAGGGCTTTAGTTTGTTTGACAAAGGTGTCCCCCTATATAACAAAGGGGTCTTCGCTATATTGCAAAGGAATACTATACAACAGGAATATATATTTGGTTCATTAAAATAGTCGTATGTATTGATATATCAATTGATAGGGGTATATATGGAGTATATTTTATATATTTAGTGTGGTATCTAATGTTAGATTCAAAGTTTAAGCTAGAGACAATGAGTACCCAGAAGTGAATAGGGGAGAGATTATGATTGAGTCCTCACTTCACTAGGAAGGCGATAGCATGAGGGGATATTATTGAGGTAACTCTCAGGAAGAGTACAGGGCGTGTTGGTCATGTTGGGTATATAGGCAAGTCTGAGTTAGCTTGATGGGTATTAGGGGTATTAAGTGAGGGGGCTTCTAGGGATATAATGTTAGATGAGTAATTTTATCTAATAAGATCAAGATGAGTAATTTAGGTGGGAAGAGTGTGGTGGAGATAATTGAGATGTATAATTCGACGATATTAAAGAATCGTGAGTTAAGGAAGAGGCTGCATAGGAAGATAAGTGAGGGTTACAAGTTAAAGGCTACGAAGAAGTATATATTAGATTATATGCTATATGCGGAGTTAGTTAAGGGTAGCTACACTAACACGAAGGAGCAGAGTTTGTATGATTTTTGGTGTTGGGTAAGTAAGAAGCAGTGAAGGGATGTTAAGGAAGAGGAGTAGTATTTTTATAATTAATTATAGCATTATGTTAGAAGTAACGAGCAGGGAGTTTAGTAAGGTAGAGAATGATAAGAAAGAGTTAATGTATATTGAGGAGGAGAGGAGAGTGGGTTTCGAGGTAGACGTAGTTGATACGATAAAGAAGCTAAAGGAGTTGTCAGCGAGCATAGAGCATACTGGAACTGTTGTAATATCTAAGTTAAAGGAGTTAGCGTTGAGTATAGCCAACCATAACAAAGATTTAGAAGTAATGGAAGAGGCTAAGATAGATGGTATCTTTGACCATGATTTACCTAAGAAGCTTGATGTAACAGTAGAGCTTAGTAAAGTATACGAAGGGTTAGGGGAGATGCTTAAGAATTTAGAAGGAGTTAAGGATTAGATTATTTCATAACAGGATGAATGGCAAAGAAAAAGGATTTCAAACCGTCTGTGAAGCAGTATAAGGCATTGATGTATTTAGGTGCGATCCCTATGGCTGAGGAAGTTGATTGAGTATGGAAGCCTACCCTAGATGACGAGGGTAGACCGATGTATGATACGGAGACTACCGAGTTAGGGTATGGGGGTGCAGCATGAGGCTGAAAAATTGTAGGTGAGAACTGACAAGTTATGACTCCGAGAGGATGGAAGAGTTGAAAAGACTTGTGTGTTTGAGACAGTATAAGCTGAGCGGACGGATTACCACAGAGAATAATATGAATGACCCCTTGGATGGTATTACCAAAATGGAGGGTGTCATTTTCTGATTGAACGCATACTGATGTAGCTGGTGGTCATTTATGGACTGCTTGGAAGAGTAGGGAGAGTGTAAGGAAGTGATGAAAAAGGTTTTTTGGAGAGGAGTCTGCTGAGGTTGTAGAGACAAAGGAGTTAAAGAATTGGTTAAAGAATAGTAATTGAAATAGAGGAGTACCGTTGATCCCTGTGAACAAGGAGGTGTTTTTTGATCAATCGAACGCCAAGAAGACTATGGTAGATCCGTATTTGTTATGAGTTTTGTTATGAGACTGATCACTAACTATAGATTCAACTATCTCATGGCATTGTAGTGGGGAGGACATGGAATCGTATAAGGAAATATTTGGTCATGACGAGATTAATTACCACAGCCTCAGGGTAGAGAAGACCGACCAAACCAAGTATCGTATATCTGTAGTATGAGCTAGAGGAATGGGATTAAGGGCGTGATTAAAAAAACATTGATTGATTGGTACATATTCTGATACAAAGTTCATCCCAGAGGAGTACAAATACTCTTCGATAGAAAAAAGATACGAGTTAGTAAGAGGGCTACTAGATACAGATGGGAACAAGAAAAAGGATGGGTATTCATCTTATTATTATACGACATCCGAGAAGTTAGCTAACGATGCTGCATTCGTATTGCGTTCACTAGGAGCTGTCGTTACGATAACTGACAGAATAGGTAAATACAAGAAAGATTGAATTGTGATTGAGTGTAAGAGATGTTATACTTTACATATAAAACATAGAGATCCAGATAGTCTATTCAAATTAGAAAGGAAGAAGATGGGACTAGAACCGAAAGAGATAAACAAGAGAATAACAAGCGTAGAGAAATTAGCTGAAGACATAAGGGGTAGGTGCATAACCGTATCAAACCCTAATTGACTCTACATAACAGACGATTTCATAGTAACACATAACTCATACCTATGATGTCAACGGATATATATGGTATGTAGGAAATATGCTGGTAGCAGATGGTTTATAGCCAGGGAGGAGATAAAGAAGTTAAAGGAGAGTACTCTTTTAACATTTTTAGGTGTGTTATCAGAATATTGAGAGAAGGATAATGTAACATATAAGTATAATAACATTTCTGGTAGGGTCATATTTGACAATGGTAGTGAGGTATTTTTGGTTTGATTAAAGAACGAGCCATCCGATCCGATGTATACTAGATTTGGTTCGATGGAGTTCACGTGATGATTTATAGATGAAGCGAACGAGTGTCCGTTTGATGGATATGAGATATTAAAGACTAGGATAAGGTTCAAATTAGAGCAGTATTGTTCTAGTTGTGCTGGGGATATGGATATAGAAGACCAGATAGGGGAAGAGAAGGTAGAGAACCCTACCCCGACATCACAGGATGATCTTTATATAGAGCGTAACGTGTATAGGTGTCCGCATTGTTGAACGAAGAGTTATGGGTTAGTACCTAAGATCTTAGCAACATTTAATCCGCACAGAGGATGGGTTATGATGTCATTTTACACACCATGGGCAGATTGAGAGCTTAATAACAGTGTGCAGTTCATCCAGGCGTTAGCGTTTGATAATCCGTATTTGCCTAAGGCTTATATATCTAGTCTAAAGAGGTTGAAGGATAAGGTAATGAAGCAGAGGTTACTATATGGTAATTTCAACTATGATGATACTCCGTGAAGACTGTATGAGTATGACGATATATTAGCACTATTTGACAGACCGACAAAGACACAGGAATTAAGTGATAAGTATAAGTCTGATCCTGATTATAAGGTAGAGGTTGATACGTTAGGGAAGACACATAGGACAGAGTATAACTATAGGATAGTATGTGATCCAGCGAGGCATGGAAGGGATTTGGCTGTGATATCTTTATGGAATTGATTGAGTTTAGAGGAGATGTATGTGTATCACTATTCCAGTATGACAGAGTTAGAGTCCAGGATAAAAACGTTATGGGATATATATTGAATTTGACCGCTTGAGACTTTGGTTGATGATGATTGAGTAGGGTGTCTAGTGCCAGGGACTGAGGTAATGTGTGTAGATGGTTGGAAGAAAGTAGAGGAGTTAAAAGCGTGAGATATAGTCTTTTCTAAGGACAAAGAAGGGAAGGTTATCCATGATGAAATAGTACGTGTAGCCAAGAAAGAGTGAATAGGTATATTAGATAACTGAGACTTATCTTTCAGTAGAGGTCAGTATACCCCTATAAAAACGAGGAAGGAATATGAGTTCAAGTGTAAACCGTTTGAGGATATAGCTAGAAATCCAGCTATAATTTTAGATAATGATTTTAATTGGGATGGTTATGATGAGGATTTAATCATTCCTGAGCAGAGCATAACGATGCCACAATGAGGTAAGAAGATAATAAAACCAGAGCGTAGTATAAAGTTAAAAGACTTTTCAGCGTTCTTGTGATGGTTTTGTAGTGAGGGTAATTTAGATAGATATAACAATAGAAACTATATCAACATATCACAAAGCAACAAAAGTCCATTCAATGATAATATTTCATCCATCCTAGATAGATGTGGATTCAAATGGAGTAGAACGGAGAGTAAGGCGGGGGAATACAAATATGTATTTGCTGACAAATGGTTATGTGATTGGATAGATACAAATTGTTATATTGAGTCTGATAGAAAGATAGCACGGTATAAAAAGACTCCACAGATAATAAAAGATGCAACAAAAGATGTTATAATGGAGTATCTTATTGCGTATAACGAGTGAGACTGACATATTGAGAAGAAGACTGGGAATAGGATTTATAGTACATCTAGTACTGTTATGAGAGATGACTTATTAGAATTAGTTTATAAATCATGATGATATTGAAGATGTTATTTACACGTAGAAGAAGGAAGTAAAAGTGAAGTATATTGACGTGAGATAACAAGGAATCGTGATGTGTGGAGGGTGGCAGAGTTCAAGAAAACAACCATAGGATATAGGGATGGGAAAGAATATACTGAACGCATAGGGACTGTTTATGATATAAGGTTAAAAGGGGATATTAAACTATACCCGATAAGGTTCACTACTGGTAGGATGAAATATAAGATGTTCTGGACACATAACGGTTGATTGGTAGACGCATTAAAGTGTAGGGGGTTCATAAATAGAGCTAGTGCCATCCAAAGGAAGACAGAAAGCGATCCATTGAAGAGGCTGAATTACCACACAATTAGGGATCAGTGTTATTTCGAGATAGCTAACCATATAAACAAGATGTCTATCTCTACGGAGAAGGTGTATATATTTGGGAGGTCTGTTGGGATGGAGTTTGACAAGAAGAAAGGGAAATGAGCTACGCTTACGTCGTACCAGGTAAAGAAGCGTATAATCGAGGAATTAGATGGAGGAATTAGATGTTATAGTAGAGATAGATATAGATAAGGATTGACCTAAACGTGCCATCTCCAAGAAAGAGATAAAGCAGAAGATTTGACGTAGTCCAGATTTTTGAGATGTGATAATGATGAGAATGTATTGGGAGATAAAGAAACCAAAGAGGGTCTTTGTTTATCAAGGGTAGTTGGTATACAAAAGTTGCAAAAAAGATTGTTATGGATATAAAGGTATATATTTAGTTATATTATAGCATCGCATGTTTTGAGGGATTAAGAACAAGATAAGTAGTATAATTGGTTGAGATAAGTGAGTACAAAAGACTGGGTGGATGGAAAAGAACAGCATAGTAGATTATGCTGGTAGAAAAGGATATTCATACATAGGAGATTCTATAGGGGACTGTGGAGCTGTGAATTTTTCATATAACACAATGTTTGAGTTACAGAGACTCAATGCAGAGGCTCAGCAGTCAAAGAACCTAATTTCAAAGATGGTATGAAAGCTATGAGTGCAGTTCAAGGGTGGTAATGAGGTTATAGATAGCTCTTTACGAGAGAAGCGTATCTTATCTCTCTTCTCTGATCCGTACACAGGGTCTTTTCGTAGCTTAAAAGATAAGTATTACACCAATCATTTTTGTTCTGGAATGATATTTTCAAACATAGCTAAAAATTGACTAGGAGAGCCAGTTGTCCAGATTTTAGATTCAAGATGAATAAACTTAAGATTTGATAAATATGGTAACACAACGAAGGTTTTGTATAACAATAAAGAAATACCATTAAACAGGGTAGTATCACAGGTAACACAGTACGATCCAGATAAACAATGATATGGTATGTCAGCGTATGAAAGTGTTGTGTATGATGCATTATCTGATAGGGAAGCGAGCAAGAGAAATTTCTATTTTTTCAAGAACAACGCTATGCCGTCTGTTATCTTGACATTAGATGACGAGATAGAGAACCAAGAGGAGATAGCGGCTGCAATCAAGCAGTTTGAGGATAAGTATAAAGGGACAGAGAAGTCTCATGGGGTGTTAGCGTCATGAGGGATAAAGGAGGTTAGAACTATTGATTTCTCTAACAAAGATCTAGAGTTATTGGAGTTAAAGAAGTTTGCCATAAAGAAAATGTGAGTTATATTCTGATTCGATCCTAGATTCCTAGGTTATAAAGACGATGCAAATGGATCACATGCAGAGTACCAGGTAATGGCGAACCAGAGTGATAAGTCTATGACTAGTTTTGCTGATATATTAGAAGAGTATATGTTTAAGGTTACAATGAAAGTGTACCCTTCGTTCCCATTCTCAGGTATTGAGCTAGTAAATGACCAATTCTTAGATATAGCACAAAAACAAGAACTAATATTAAAGAAGGTTGAGAAAGGGTTATGTACGTTAAAGCAGGGGATAAAGGAGCTTTGATATAGCACAAAAGATGTACCAGAGGAGATGGACACATATATATTGAACACACAATGGAACTCTATAGAGAACATATTATGAAAATCTAAATTAGAGCAAGAAAAGATATGAGTAGAGATAGAGTGAGCGTGAGATAATAGTGATGATACTGTAGAAACAGATGAAGAAGAGGAAGCTGACGAAGAGTAGATATTATAGACAAAACTTGCAAAAAAGAATAATGTGGTTATATTGTTTAATAATATGTTTTATGTTTTTATGCTATTTGTAATGGATTACACATCTATGAACAAAAAGGAGTTCAAAGAATACGTAAATAAAAATGGGTTCTTCTTGAGTTTCCAAGCTAAGAAGCTAGACACAAACGAAATTGATTCAATATCTAGCAATGGAGCTAAAGTGATGTCTAACGTTCCCAAGGGGGACAATATACTTGTATTTAGTGGTATAGCTTCTGAAAACTATGGACTAGGAGAAAAAAATAGAAATTGATATAAGATAGATCAGAGTGGATGGGATTTCGGTAGTTATAAGAACAACCCTGTAATGTTACTCCAACACAACCATGAATATGGTGGTATAGGTCGTTCTGTTAGATTAGAGTTAGACTGAGATGGTAATCTTGTAAATACTTTCTATGTTGATCTCAACACATTAGACGATAAAACAAAATATCAGATAGAGAATGGGTATATAACAGCGGTTAGTACTTCTCATATAACAATAGAGGACATGATAGAAGATAACAAGACAGGAGAGAGAATGACTTGGGAAGAAGCTTCTGAGAATGGAGTTGATTTGTGGGCTGTGATCTTTTGAAAGAGTGAAAGTCATACATTGGTAGTAACAAAGGCTGAGATGATAGAGAACAGTATGGTAACGCTTGGTAGTAATGCAGATGCAATAGTATCTCACAACAGTATAGGTAATTATTTTACTAATAAATATATGGCTAAGATGAATCTAACACAAGCACAAAAAGACGAGCTTATGAAAACTAAGCTAAATAAGAAAAACAACGATATTGTAGAAGGAGAAGAAGTAAAGGAAGAAGTAAAGGAAGAAGTAAAGGAAGACGTAGAAGAAGTAAAAGAGGAGGCAAAGGAAGAAGTTAAAGAAGAAGTTAAAGAAGTAGAAGAGGTTAAAGAAGATTCTATTGAAGATAAAGAAGAAGATAAGGAAGAAGATAAGATTGAAGAAGTTAAAGAGGTTGAAGTTGCGTCTGAGAATGACGATTCAAATATTTCTGATGAAAACTCAGAAGAAGTTAAAGAAGAAGTTAAGGTTGAAGAAGTTAAGGTTGAAGAAGTTAAAGAAGAAGCTGAAGTATCTGAAAATGATATAACATCTTTGAAGAACAAGTTTGGATCATTTGAGAATAATGTTTCAGATAATGGTGTGAAAATAAATGAGATGGAAGGTAAGATTACAGAACTAACAAAAGAGAACAAAGCGTTGTCTGATGCTGTTGTTGTAGCACTTGAAAATCTTGTAGAAGTAAAAACTGCTCTAAAGGCGTTGGTAGTAAATGGTGTAGATGCTTATGAGAATAAGGATGTATCTAACAACAAACTAACAAACCTATTGCATAACGTAAGAGGGAAATAGAAAATTAAACATTTTATATTTTGATAAATTTAGTATGAACTCTATTTTAGAAAAAATGTCTGAGCTTAAAAAACTTGGAGGTTTGGATAACGAGCTTATCGAAACACAAGCTAACGAATATAAAGAATTCGTTACAAAACAAAATGCTGATGAAGTTGAACACACAACTAATGTTGGATTTGGTAAAGAACTAGTACCAGTTGATGTATTGACTAACCAAGTATTGGAAATGATCCCAACTTATGGAACATTTGTTAATGCTTTGCCTGGTTTTCATGGTAATGCTATGGGTAAATCAGTTATCGTACCTATTATCGGAGAAATCGACTATGCTATTGGTATGGCTGAAAGAACATCTAATGCTCTTGCACATACACAAGGAAATAGAAGAGTACCAACTGATAAAGTTACAATCACACAAAAAACATTGTACGCTAGAGTTGATGTATCTAAACAAGAACTTAACTACTCTATCGTAGATCTAGAAGCATATGTAAAAAGAGAATTAGCTAAATCTTACGCTAGAACTATCGAATCAGCTATCTTGAATGCTGATGCGTCTGACCTAGCTACAGGTAACATCAATTCTGATGATGCTCAACCATCTGTAACATTTGCTGATGGAGCTGATGATCATAGACTTATCTATGACAACGGACTAAGAAAAACATCATTGTCTGGAGTTGCTGGAACTGACTTTAGATCTATTGGTGTATTGTCTTGGGCTAATATCATTGAAACAAGAAGTCTATTAGGAGACCGATCTTTCGATCTATCTGAACTTCTACTTTTGATGAATGGAGCTACATACAACAAAGCAATCACAATCACAGAATTTGCTGATGCTTCAAAGAATGGAACAAGCTCTACAATCAATACAGGAGCACTATCTAGTATTTCTGGGAATGATCTATATGTTGCAAGAAGTTATCCTAAAACAGAAGCTGATGGTAAAGTATCTACAGTTACTCCTACACACAACGACAAAGGAGGGTTCATGTATTTAAAAAGACAAGCTGTACAGTTTGGATTTGGAGACCCTATTGATATGGAAACATACAAGATTGTTGGACAAGGTATTTCTATTGTTGCCGCTATGGACTTCGGTTTCGCAGTAGTTAATAAGAAAGCTGGAAACAATGACCCTTGGGTAGTTATGGGTATCAATGTAACATTGTAGTAAACATATATTTGTATAGCCCCACTTAATTGTGGGGTTGTATAAGTACTTTATATAATAATATAGTTCTATGAAAAGATATAGATATATAGGAAGTGAATACACAATGTGTCCTAGATCTGTTGGAGGGAAATCTCATAAAGTTGAGTCTGGAGAGGTTTTTGAGACAGAAATAGACGAAAGAACAATGCTATCTAGTAAATTTGTTCTTGTAGGAGATGAAGTAGCTGACGCTACTAGTGACTACAGAGCTATTGTAGAGAGAGAAGAGGCATTTATTGTATTTTCTAAGGATAAGCACGAAAGACTAGAAGAAGAACTAACGGCTAAGATCAAAGAAAGCAAAGCTGAATTTGATAAGATAGCTGCAGATAGTAAAGATCTT